GTGGCCGTACACGAAGATTCAGGCCCTGGGCGTGCCCGGCGGGAACTACCTGCCGTACGTGTGGGCGTGGTCGCATCAGGACCGGGTCCAGGTGACCGGCGTGTTCGGGTGGCCGAAGATCCCGTTTAACGTCCGCGAGGCCGCGCTGCTCCTCGCCGTCGACCATTTCAAGATCAAGGACGCGCCGTTCGGCATCGCCGGGTTCAGTGAGTACGGCCCGGTGCGCGTCGTGAAGAACCCGGTGGTCGCGTCGCTGCTCCACCGGTACATCCGGCCGCGGACAAAGGTCGGTGTCTGATGGCCGCTGCGACGCCCGCGCAGCTACGCGCCGCCATCGCCGCTTACCTGGCTGCGCAGATCCCCGGCCTGCACTGCAGCACGGACGGGCAGACCAACGTCGAGGCGCCGGCCGCCGTCGTGCTGCCCGCGGTCGGCAAGTACCTCGACTACGCCCAGTCGATGGCCCCCGACTACGCCACCTACGACGCGTACTTCCGGGTCCTGGTCCTCATCTCGCAGGGCGACGTCCGGTCGATGACACCGCAACTCGACGGCTACCTGTCCCACACGGGGACGAACTCAATCGTCGCTGCGCTGGCCAGGGACCCGACCGTCGGCGGGGTCGCCGACTACGTCCACCCCGTTGAGGCCACCTGGTCGGGCAGCGTCGAATGGGAAGGCATCCAGTACATGGCCGGGCAGATCCTCCTCGAGGTCGCGGCGCAGTGAGATGGCTCGTCGTCCAGCCCGGACCGGAATTCTCCGTTCACGACCTGTACAACGGCTGGACCGAGGCGCTCCGCGAACTCGGCGAGCACGTCCTCACCTTCGACCTGGCTACCCTGCTCACCTTTTACGACTCCGTGGCCATCGAAACCGGTCGCAAAGACGACGGCGGCCGGCCCGAGTTCCGCAAGGCGCTAACCCACGACCAGGCGATCGACCTGGCTGCTGACCGGCTGTTCGTCGCCGCCTACAAGGCATGGCCCGACGTCATCCTGATCGTGTCCGGGTTCTTCACCCCGCCGTGGCTGCTGGAAATCCTCCGCGGCCGCGGCCACAAGATCGTCCTGCTGATGACCGAATGCCCGTATGAGGATCCGCGGCAACTGGAATTGGCCCCGTACGCTGACGTGGTCCTGCTCAACGACCCGGTCACCATGCCGAAGTACCTCGACATGTGTGACACGGTTGCATACTCGCCGCACGCCTACCGGCCGTCGGTGCACTACCCGCGGCCAGGACGCAAACGGTTCGACCTGGCGTTCTCCGGCACCGGCTACCAGTCCCGCATCGACTTCTTCGACGGCATGGGCCTGTCCGGGCTGAAGGTGGCCCTGGCGGGGAACTGGCTGCTGCTGCCGCCGAAGTCAGGGCTGCGGAAGTACCTGCGGCACCCGGACGCCGAGTGCCTTGACAACACGCAGACCGCTGAGCTGTACGGGCAGGCCCGCGCAGGCATCAACTTCTACCGGCGTGAGCACACCGAGAACGCCACCGCCGAGGGGTGGGCGATAGGGCCCCGTGAGGTGGAGATGGCGGCGTGCGGGCTGTGGTTCCTCCGCGACCCGCGACCCGAAGGCGACGCACTGTTCCCGCAGCTGCCCGTCTTCACCGACTCGCAGCAGGCGGGAGAACTGCTCCGCTGGGCGCTGCGGAACGCCGGCGTGCGCGCCACAGGCGCTGCCGCTGCGCGTGAGGCCATCGCAGACCGTACATTTAGCAATAACGCAAAGATGCTGCTGCGGCTTCTTGACCGGCAACCGGTAACAATCTGAGAGGTCGCAGATGGCCCGCATCCACGGCAAGCAGGGCGTGTTCTACATGGGCATCGCCTCCGGTGGCACCGCCTCACCGGTCACGTTCATGTCGGACTGGACGGTGCACTTCACCCTCGACAAGGTCGACGTGACCGCGATGGGCGACAAGAACAAGGTTTACGTCGCCGGGCTGCCCGACGCGTCAGGGGACCTGACCGGCTGGTACGACGACGCCACCAGCCAGACCTACCTCGCCGCTGTCGACGGTGTCGCGCGGAACTTCTACCTGTACCCGAACACGCTCAACCAGCTGAACTACTTCTTCGGCACGCTGTTCCCCGACTTCCAGGTCGACGGCGGTGTCAGCAAGGGCGTGTCGGTGAAGGCGACGTGGGTGGCCGGGTCGCAGATCCAGCGGTACGGGCCTGGCGGACTCGGCACCTGATGCTGTGGTGGCTGACAGTTGCGCATTTCTTCGGGACGCGTAACAACGACGGGAACAGTACCGGGTACCTGTTCTGGTCCGGTACCGGGTCCGACCTTGCCTATATGGGGGTCGGGCTGGCGTTCTGGCGTAAGCACAACTGTCATAGCCGCGGCTGCTGGCGGCTAGCCCGCCACCCGGTGGAAGGCACCGGGTTCACGGTGTGCCGCCGTCACCACCCTGACGACCATGTCACTGCCGCGGACATCAAGGCCCGGTATCACCTGTACCTCGGGTCCCGGCCAGGCCGGGGGTGACCGGTGGCTGTGCGTCGTAAGCGCAAGGCGAGGTCGCCGCGGACGGTCAGCCGGGTCACCCAGCTGCAGGTCCTCAACGTCGGCGGTGGTGGCGGCAGTGGTGACGAGGATCTCCGCGCGGCCGCGGGGATCATCGCCGACGGGGCTAAGGGAATCGCCGCGGTGTGGTCGCTGAAGATCCCGCCGTCGATTTACGTGACCGTGGACGGCCTGGTTGCCACCGTCCACGCCGCTGCGCCGGACGCCCGGCCTGCAGAGTTCCGGTTGTGGCATCCGCTGTTCGGTGACCGGTCCCACTGGTACGGGCCGCCTGGTGAGCCGTTCCTCGCCCCGGCGCTGGATGCGCGGATCGACCCGGCGATGCAGCGGTATGCGAACTCGATTGACCGGTATGCGAAGAAACACGGCTGGAAATAGGGAGGCTGCGGGATGGCTGTGCTCAGGTATGAGGGCGGCGAGTACCCGTTCGATTTCGAGCGGGCCACCGCTGAGGAATGGCGTGAGATCAAGCGCAAAGCCGGGCTGACGATCCGCGGTGTCCTCGAGGGTATCGGTGACCTGGACGTTGACGCGGTCACCGCCGTCCGCTGGCTTGTCCTGCGTTCCGGCGGCCGCCACGACCTCGTTTATGACATGGCGGCTGACTTCGACGTGTTCGCGTTCCTCGAGGCGTGGAAAACGTACGAGGACGACAGGAATGCGGAGAAGGAACCGGACCCTACCCTGGCCGGTTCCCCCCCGGCTACCGTGACCCCCGCATCGAACGGTTCCTTGACGCCGACCTCGGCGAGCTCATCGGTGAGTACCTCTTCCCCCTCGCCCGGTACTGCGACATCCGTGAATGGGAAACCGGCCAGCTCACCCTCGCCGGCCTCATCTCCTATGTGACCAGCATCGACGTTCTGCTCAGCAACGACCCGGATACGGAGGAGATGTAAGTGGCCGGCAGCATCAGCAAAGAAGCGTTGCTGAAGATCACCGGCGACTCCAAGTCTGCTGAGGAAGCGCTGGACAGGATCGACGTCCGGTATGACGAACTAAAGGCGAAGATCAAAGACGACAAGCTGGTGCCGCAGCTTGACAAGGCGAAAATCCTCGCGCAGGCCGCAGTGCTCCGCGAGGAACTTAAGAAGGAATTGAAGGTCGGCGGTGAGTCAGCCGGTGACGCGGCCGGTCAGGGGTTCATGGCGAAGTTCGGGTCGTGGCTGATCGGCGGGCAGACGTCGAACGGCGGCGGTGGTATCGGCGGCATCCTGTCGACCGTGTTCTCCGCCGGGCTGCCAGGCATTGCCGCGCTGGTCACCGCCATCGGAGCCGGGATAGTTGAACTGGACGGGCTGCTGTCCGGGTTCGCTGCCGCCGGGGCGGGCATCGGCGCGTTCGGGCTGCTCGCACTGCCGACCATCGACAAGATCAAGAACGGTTACACCGCTATTTCCGCGGCGCAGACCGCGTACAACACGGCGCTGGCGAAAGAGAAACTCGACCCGACGAAAACAAACATCGGCGCCGTCGCCACCGCTCTGCTTAACCTGAAAGTGGCGCAGCAGCAGGCCGGGCCGATGGTCACCCAGATGATCGGCAACATCGGCCTCCTCAAAACCACGTTCGACAAACTGGCGCAGGCACAGCAGCCCATGGTCCTGTCCGTCCTGACGAACCTGCTCGGCGACGTCAACGAGTTCCTGCCGAACCTCGGGCCGATGGCCACCGCCGCCGGCGGGGCACTCAACAAGCTGTCGTTCCAGATAGGCGACTTTTTCGCCTCCGCCGATTTCAAGAAGTGGCTCGGGTCGTTCGACAAGCTCATCGGCCCGTCAATCGGCGCAATAGGTGCCGGTATCGGGAAAATCCTCCCCGACGTCGGGAAACTGTTCACCCTCATGTCGGCGAAAGACGTCGTCCACTCCATCAACATCGCGTTCGACATCATCGACGGGCTCCTCAAGGGCCTCGCCTTGTTCATCAGCGACGCGATGCTTTCCTGGGACAAGTTCTCGTCGGCCATCGCAACGTTTTCCCGCCGCGCGCAAGCGGACCTGGCGAACTGGGCGCAGAACACCGAAGACTGGATTAACAAGGTCGTCACGTGGTTCCTGGGGCTGCCCGGCAGGATCGTCGCCGCACTGGCACGCCTGCCGGGGATCCTGTTCAACGCCGGCGCGTCCGCGGTGCAGCGGCTGATCGACGGCCTCATGTCGAAAATCGGGTCGCTCGGCTCAGCGGCCGCTTCCCTCGCCAGCAAGGTCGCCGGGTTCTTCGGCCTTTCCCCGGCGAAAGAAGGCCCCCTGTCCGGGTCGGGGGCGCCTGAGATCCGGGGGCAGCATTTCGCCGAGTCGGTGGCGTCGGGGATGCGGTCACGGCTGTCGAACGTCGCCACGGCTGCCGGGTCGGTGGCCGGGGCTGCGGGCGGCGGCGTCCGCAGCGGTACAGGCGGCGGGGTTGTCATCCAGGTAGGCGGCGGTTCCGGGCTGGACCGGCTGTTCGCGCAGTGGCTCCGCAACAACACCCGGCTCCTCGGCGGCGGCGGCCCGAACAGCGTGCAGATCGCCTGGGGACAGACACACTGATGGCCGCGGACCTGAAAGCAGAAATCTGCCTCGGAAACAACGGCAGCCAGATCATCCGCGGCAATGCCAGCGCCCTCCTGACAGCTACCGACGGCGGCGCAGTAACGTGGGCGGCCGCGTCTCAGCCCCTGGCCGGGCAGAAAGTTCTCGTCGGCGTGGTCACCAACACCGGCGAGACAATCACGTCGGTGAAAGACAACGGCGCTATCCCGGTCACGTTCACCCTGGACGCGACGGGCACAACCTCGTCCGGCCAGTTCGTGCAGATCTGGCGGGGTGACAGCATCACCCTGCCGTCGTCTGGCCAGTACGCGGTCACCGTCACCGGGTCGGGTGCCAAGACGGTCAACGCGGGCGGTGTCGCCTATTCGGGGGTGGCGGCCGGGCCGCCGGTGTCAGCACCGGCCGCTGTGATAGGCACCAGCGGGACCGCGTCCACGGGCACCGCAACGCCGGCCCGTGCGGGGGCGTTGTTCGCCGCCGCGTCGGTCATCCAGATCACCAGCGCCATCACCATCAACTCGGGTCCCACGTCGGGGTTCACCGACCAGATTGTGGCCCTGAATGGTGCCGCGTACGCGCCCGGTGTTGTCCTCGCCGACAAGATCGACCCGGCCGGGCCGGCGGCCACGTCAACGTCGTGGACGTTCTCATCGTCCGGGGCGTGGGCCGGGATCGTCGTCGTCTACGACGCCGCGTGGACGGACATCTCGGCGTACGTGTACCAGCGGGACACTGTCACGGCGCAGCGGGGCAGGCCGAATGAGGCGTCGACTATGTCACCGGCGGCGGCCACGCTGACTTTGAACAACCGTGACGCCCGGTTCACCACCCGCAACCCGCTCGGCGCCTACTATCCGAACCTGGTGCAGAACACGCCGCTGCGGCTGTCTGTGCCCGTCGCCGACGCCGGGCTGTCCAACTATCTGCGGTTCGAAGGTGACCTGACAAGCTCGGCGACCACGCCGGACAAGGCGGGGCTGCAGATCACCGGCCCCATCGACATCCGCGTCGACTGCTGGCCGTCCGACTACCAGACGTCGGTCCTCGCCGCCAAGTGGGGGGTCACGGCGAAGTCGTGGATGTTTGTCCTCGACGGCACTAACCACCCCGACGGGACGATGGCCGGCTACCACGACATGGCGTCAACCGGCACGCTCGGGTTCATCTGGTGGACGGGCAGCGTCGCGAACATCGTCGACTCCGGTGTGCGCATCCCCTATTTCGGGCAGCGGATCTGCCTGCGGGTCCTGTTCACCCCGTCGACGGGCACCGCCCAGTTTTTCACCGCAGCGACAATGGCCGGCCCGTTCACCCAGCTCGGCAGCAACGTGGTGTTCGGCGCGACCACCCTCGCTAACGGCTCAGGGCAGCCCGTCCAGGTCGGCGGCGGTCCCATCGTCCCCGGCACCAGCATTGCGCCGGTCTCAGCCAGCACAATGTTTACCGGCCTCGCCGGCATAGTTTACGAAGCGCAGATCCTCAATAACGTCACCCTTGAGACCGACCCGGTGTTCTCCTCGCAGACCGCGGGGACGGCGTCGTTCACCGACGCCCAGTCGAGCACCTGGACGCTGAACGGCACCGGTGAGATCAGCTCGAGGCTGTACCGGCATCACGGCGAACTCTCCAGCTTCCCGAAAACATCCGACCCTGGCGTCCGGGACGTGTACTCGCAGGCCGCCGCTGCCGGCGTGTCGCAGCGGCTGCAGAACTCCAACACTCCCCTGAACTCGCCCATGTACCGGGCCTATGTGCGGCTGCCCGCATCGCTGAACCTCGCCGCGTACTACCCCGGTGAGGACGGCGCCGGGGCCACGTCGATCGGCTCCGCGATCGGCGGGCCGCCGATGCAGTTCGGGTTCGGGGCGGTGCAGCCGGGACAGAACAGCGACTTTGTCTGCTCGGCGCCCCTGCCGGCGATGAGCGGCGGCCAGGTCATAGTTCCCGTCACTACACCTGCCGGGGTCACGTGGACCGATAACGTCGTCCGTTTCCTGTATGAGTGCCCGGTGGCCGGCGAGGTGAACACCGCCATAATCGCGTCGTTCAGCGCCACCGGCGCGGTCGGGTACGTGACCCTCACCTACACGACGGCTGCCAGCGGCACGCTCACCCTGAACGCCTACGCCGCGCCGGGCGCCGGCTCGCTAGGCTCGGCTGCGCTGACTGCCGTCAACGGGCAGAAGTTCCGCCTCGGCATCGAGCTGACGAAGAACGGCAGCGCCACCAACATGTCGCTCTCATCAATCGTGGCGGGCTCGGGTGGCGGCATCCTCAGCGGCGTCGCGTCCATCGCCGCGAGCCCTCCCGGCGCCATTACGAGGATGTGGTTCGCCAGCGCCGGCGTGATGGGCCACTGGTCGGCGCAGGGCACCTGGGATGACATCGGCGACGTCGCCGGTGCGCTGGCCGCATGGCTCGGCGAGCCAGCCGCGACACGCGTCGCCCGGCTGTGCTCGGAGGAGGGCATCCAGGCGCGGATCATCGGCCCGCAGCTCGCGACCATGAAAATGGGCGTGCAGACCATCGACACGCTGTGGAACCTGCTGCAGGCATGCGAGAACACCGACCTCGGGATGCTGTTCGAACCGCGGCAGTGTCTCGGCATCGGCTACCGGACCCGCACATCCATGTACCACCAGTCGGCGCTGGCCACCGCATCGTTCACGGCCTCGCAGATACAACAGGGGTTCGCGTCAACCGGGGACACCCAGCTGACCGTCAACGACGTCACCGCCAGCGCACCGGACGGCACCACCGCCCGTCAGCAGCTCCTCACCGGCGCCATGTCAGTGCAACCCCCGCCGGCGGGGATCGGGCGCGTCGCCACCCAGATCAGCCCGGCTCCCCAGACTGACCCGCTGCTAAACCAGATCGCATCCTGGTATCTGGCCGTCCGCTCGATCGACGACGACCGGTACCCCGCCATCCCGTTCCAGATGGTCCGCGCCTCCACGCCGCAGGCGGTCGCGCTGCTCGACGTCGGCGACTTCCTGAAGGTAACCGGCACCCCCGCCTGGCTGCCACCGCCGCCCGTCTCCCAGTTGTGCGCCGGGTTCGCCGAGACATGGTTCCCCGCCGCGCGGTGGGAACTCGACATCAACGGCATCCCCGAACGGCCCTACGAGACAGCGCAGGCCGGTGCCGCAGCCGGCACCGCCGGGAACGCTAAAGCTGACACCGCCGGGTCGCAGCTCACCGCCGGGATCACCAGCGCCGCCGCCTCTTTCACGGTGGCCACCACCGCCGGGCCGGTGTGGACGACGGCCGGGATTAACTTCCCGTTCGACATTGTCATCGACCGGGAGCAGATGACCGTGTCCGCGATCTCGTCGGCAACATCACCGCAGACATTCACCATCTCCGCGCGCTCCGTCAACGGTGTCACCATGGCCCACTCCGCGGGCGCGGCCGTAGCCCTGTACCGCAAGCCCATCGCGTCGCTGTAGGAGATGACTCATGGCCTCGTCACCGACCGTCCACGCCGGGGATGACCTCACCGCACTGCTCCTCGGCGTCCCCGCCTGGATCCCGATGACAGGCAGTTACACCAACGTGTGGTCCGACACAGGCGCCGGAAACGTCACCGGCCAGTACCGGCTCTGGCCGCTGAACAACGAAGTCGAGATCATCGGCACCATCAGCCACGGCTCGATCACCGGCAACTCCGCGTTCTTCACCCTGCCAGCCGGCTTCCAGCCCGGCACCGCCCAGCTCGTCTGCCAGTGGACCGACACCGGCAACCACACGGCGGCGCTCACCGTCTCCACCGCCGGTGTTCTCACCCTTAACAACCTCAGCACCACGACCATCGTCCAGTTCCACGGATGGCTCTCACTCGACGCATAAGGAAAGGGCCGTGATGAGTCAGCAGGTCGTCAGCATTCTCGTATCAGCGGGGGGAATTCTCCTGGCCGCATCAGTCGTCGCCTCCGTCCGCGGCGCGTTCAAGGTGGCGTCGGCGATCCGGGGCAACACAGCCGCCATCGTCCAGCTCACCGCCGACCTCGCCGAATATGTCCACCAGACCAACACCGAGGTCACCATCATCAAGAAAGACGTTCAGGACCTGAAGGACTGGCGGCTGAGGACCGAGTCGGCTAACCAGGCCGCCGCCCTCGGCCACGTAGAAAGGAACACATCATGACTGGTCTGTTCGGTAAGTACGCCAAGTTCGTCACCTCGATAGCCGCGTCGGCGGTCACCGTCCTGTCCACCTACTACGGCGGTCAGCACTGGTTCGTCATCGTCGTCGCCGTCCTCGGCGCACTGGGCGTGTACGCAGTCCCCAACACCCCCAAGCCGGCGGCACCGGCCGCGCCGAAGCCACCTGCAGCATGACCGGCGAGGCGATCTACACGCGCGCCATCGCCGAGCACCCCGGCGCGGGCAGGCTCGGCCGGCACGTCGCCCACGACCCCCGGTCACTCGACTACCAGGCCGAACTCGCCCCCCTGATCCGCGACTGCCTCCACGTCGCGCACGGCCTGCCACTCGACCAGGGCGACGTCGGTGCCTGCACCGCGTTCGCCACGTGCGGCGCCCAGAACGCCGACCCCCGCTACCCGCTCCACCCGGTCGCACCGTTCAGCAACACCGACGCCCTCACCCTCTACACCAGGGAAACCGCTGACGAAGGCCAGCCCTGGCCCCAGAACGACCCCGGCGGCTCCGGCCTCGCCGTGTGCAAAGCCGCCCGCGAACTCGGCTGGCTCACCCGGTACGCGCACACATTCGACCTCGACTCGGCGCTCCGCGCCCTCGT